TTCCAGTGCTCGCGCTCATCGAGCGTGCCCTGTCGGATGCTGGAAAAATTGACGCCTTCAAGGTCGCCGGCAAGGTTGTTGTAAAGCACGCCCATGCCTGCCGCCGCACCGCGCAGCATCGACTTGCAGAAAACCGCGTATTCGCCGCTTGGATACGTCGGGTTCCACGCCGCAATCTTTGCGCCTTCAGGCAATTCGTGGAACGAAAGCGGAGCCGCGTCGATAGTCTCCGCAACGTTAACGTCTTCTTCGGCAGTCGGGCCGAAGCCGTCCGCGTATTCGATGAAACCCATTTTCGTTGCGGTCGCGCGAGCGTTCTGCACACTCGCATCTTCGAATCCCGCAAGGTGATGCAGTCGCGCAAGCGACGTCGACGCCCAGGGGAGGCCGCGCCGCTGGCCAACAAGCTCCACGCGGAATCGGTGAATAATCTGCTCAGCCGGAACGCGAACGAACCCGCGACCGTTGATCGAATACCAATAACTGTCGGCTTCGTCGGTGCTGCTGAAGTGATACGCGACAGGGCGGCCGTATCGGTTGAACTCGATACCCTGGCGAATGAACGAACCGTTGTCGTCGTAGCGCAGATTTTCGTAACGAACCATCAACCGCTGCGGGTCGATCATCTGCAGCGCAAACCCGCTAGGGCCAGCGTCTGGACCGACGATCTTGCGCATGATGAATTCGCCATCGCGCGCGGTTGTTTCAATCGCGAGCGCAGACAGTCCGCGCCATGAAAGCTGCCCGGTGACCTCGCAGTTACCGGCTACGCCCCAGGCCTTCCATGCGTTCTGAATGGCTTCGTTCGCGTCGGCGTCGAGCTTGCCCCGCGCTTTCTTGGCCTTCGCCTGCAACTTGATGCCGGTCTGACCAACAATATTCTGACGCGCAAGACGAATGAAGCTTCGCACATAGTCATTATTCGACCACTGCTCGCGCGAGCGGGCGACAAGCACCGGCTGCATTTGCGTGATGAACTGGTCGGGCGAAACCGCGATGGACGTCCATCGGTCATTCGCATTCGTCTGCGCAGAATTGAACATCCCCGCGAGCGAGCGCATTACCATGCCGCGTCGCTTCACTGCCGGATTGTTGGCAATCTCTGGCGGCAGCTCGCGAATGGCAGCCGTCTTACGTCCCCACAATTTCATTAACCAAACCTCACGGGGATGACGCGGCCGAATCGGCTATGCCCGTTCTTCACGGCACGCTCTCGACGGACTGCGGCGGAATAGGACGCCTTCAGTTTCAGCAGGTCGCCCATAGGGGTTCGCCACAACTCGCGGTCGCCGATGGTGTAGCGCTGCTGGTCTTGTGTGGCGCGGTTTGCAACTACGGCGCTGATTGCGTCGTATGCGATTTCATTGACGGTGCGACCGTCATAACCAGCGGGGAGACTCGCGAAGTCAGGCAGAAATTCAATCTGTCCGTTTTCGACTTCGCGAGTCTCCGTCGCGCTTTGCACGCGTACGCTGTACCAGTACAAGCCGGGGAGCCATGTGGCTGTGACCGTACTGGCGGCTGTGAACGTCTGAGCCGATCCAACAGGGACCGCTACGATGTCAATCGGAGCGGGACCACGAAACAGAAGCTTTGCGCTCCACTCCGTGGCCGGGTACGCGCGATTGTTGAAGCACACGGAGAAGTCGAGCCCAGCCTGCGCCTTTTCAGGAATACACCGGGAATCGAACCGCTCCATTGCTCACCATTTCGTCGCGTAGTTACTCCCTCGCGGCTTCGCTTGAAGAACGCGTTTTGTACGGAAGACACGGTCAGTTTGCGGAGCTGGCGGCTGTATGGCCTCGGTGGGGATTTCCGCGACGGGCTGGGTTGCGGCATCGCTCAATGCGGTAAGTGTTTCGTGCAGCTTCACGGCAGTTTCCGCGACGGTTTCGCCGAAAGTCTTCGCGGGAATCTCTTCGACCGGCGCGACCGGCTCGGCTGGTGCGCGCCCGTTCAACTTGTCGGCAATGCGGCGAAAACTCGGCTGCAGGATCTTCAGCGCCGCGTATGCGTACACGCGACAGTCAAGGCCTTCGTTTCGAGCCTTGTCGGGCTTCATCCACTCGCGTACTGCCTGGCCCTTAACGTAACGTGTCATCAGCTTTTCGGCGGTTATCTGCTTGTACCAATCCGCGTCGCGGTCTTCAGGGAAATGGCAGTAGCCGGGACCAGGCGCGACAATTCCAAGACGGCGCATGACGATCAATTTCGCTTCGTCGACGCCGACAAGAAACAGGTCAATCTTTCGCGCGCTCTTACCCGACTGCTTGCGCTGCGGCTTTTCGACAATGGCGCGGCCCCAGCCTGGCACGCCCTTGATGCCGAACAGGCGGCGGCCCGACTTCCCTTTCAAATACTCATACGCGCATTGCGTGTAACCCTTCGTGCCGCCGGTATCCAGGCACGCCGCAGATATCGGCAGGATGCGCCCTGATTCGTGCACGTATCCGCCAGCTAGCCAGTCGTCCAGTTCGCCCCATACGTCGCCCTGCAGGGGGTCGCCCCAGAACACGCGGTATTCGATTGACCACGATTGTTCAGCCTCGCCCCAGGCGACTGCCTCAGCTTCCAGACGGTCGGGCTGCATGTCGATGCCGGCGGTAACGAACAATCCGCCCTTCGGAACCTGCGCAGGGAACGCGTAGGCGCGCGCCATCAATCCTGTAGGGTCAGCGGCCTCGCCAGACTCCGCGAAGCCTTCAGCGAGGCTTACGTTTACGAATGACTGCAGATCATCAAGTGCCAGCTTGTCGAGATACGATTGAACGATGTCGCGCATCTTGCGGAACGTCGACAGCATTTCAGGCGCATGGAACGACGCATGGCCGCGAAACGGCTTCGCGGCGATCCACCCGTGCCCGTTCTTTTCGGCGTCACGCACCGCTGCGATGCGCTGGCCGTCATTCCATATGCAGGCGCACGCCTCGCACATGTAGCCCGCCGTTTCCGGCAAATGCTCTTTGTCCAGGTCTTCCAATGCATCCTTGATGCATGTCGATACGCGGCCCTGCCATGTCACGTTTTCCCAGCGCAGGTATTGCGCATGCTTGCAGTCGGGGCACGCGACGTAATAGCGGCGCTGGTCGCCAAGATCAAACGCGACGTCAATGCGGCCGCCTTCGTGCGTCGGCGTGCTGCTCTCAGTTCGCAAGCGCAAATCGCCGAACGTTGCGGCACGCTGGTCGAGCAATTCGCCGGGGTCGCCTTCTGGCGTAGTTTCAAAGCCGTTGATTTCGTCGGCGTGGGTCACCGGCGCCGAACGGCCGCGCAATGTCCTCGGGCTGCCAGCCCAGGAGAACATTAGCCAGCCGCCGATATAGGAGATGATGCGCGAGTTATTTACGCCCTCGCGGCCACGCTGTTTCGCCATCTTTCGCGAGATGGCCGGGTTAGCGTCCAGCATCGGCCGCAGCTTCGTTTCAAGGAACGTTTGAACGTCGCCCTGCGTCGGCTGCACGAAGATTTGCGAACGCGGTTCGTACGCGATGAAGTAACCGATAATCACTTGCTGGCACGTGGTCTTGCCAAGCTGTGCGCCGGTCTTCAATGTGACGCGGTAACACCCAGGTTCCTGTGCCGCGTTGATCATCCCGCGCTGATACGGCGCGTTGTCGAAATTGATCGGGCCGGGGATCGCGTTACCGATTGGAATCTGTACGTTTTTCTCTGCCCAATCCGTCATTTTTAACGGCGGTGGCGGCACCAGGTTTGCGAGCGCGCGACGGACTGCGGCGCGGATGGCGCCAAAGTTTGAGAACGGGCTCACTCGGCGCCCTGTTCTTCGTCGTCGTCTTCTGACAGGGTCAAGTCAGCTTCGGTGCACGCCTCAAGCGCAAGCCGCAGCTCGGCGTTTAGCTTCGCCTTGAACACCGCCTCATCAGTCTCGCCAAGCACCTGCACAACGACGCGTGACGTCACGTTCATGACGTTCGTGCGGATGCGCGCGAAGATTGACGCCTGCGCACGCTCAAAATCGCGGATCGGCGCAACGTCGCCGCGAGCCCGCGCAAACTCAAGCTCAGCCTTGCCGGTTTCGGCAGCGAGGCGGCGCTTTTTTAGCTTCGCTTCGTCCGCGTCGCCGTCGCCGGCAACGTCGTCCCCGGCCTTTTGCTCGCGCCACGCTGCGACGTCGGCGGTATCGAACACCCAGGGCTTGCCTTTTCCGGCCCCGCGAACGTCAGACGGGCAGCCATTTCGCACCCAGGCGTCGACAGTCACCACCGACACGCCGAAAGTGGCCGCCAGCTCGGCACGGTTTACTTTGTTTCCGCGCCCTTTTGCCATGAATTACTGCACTTTCTGGGTGTTTTAGTAAACGAAAAGTCGATTTTGTAAAGGCACTCAGATTTCATTTGTTGCGGTGTTTAGGACCCCGCCCCGTGCACCCTGTCAGGGAGTACCTTGAATTTCTGAACTGATTGGGACATTTCGTATGCCATCCCCTTCCCGCACTGCCCCTTGCCCATTGACATTGATGCCTTTCTGTGTAAGCACTGCCTGAATCAATAGGTGATGATTCGTTGCGCAATCGGCATACAACTTCGTCACTTGAATATGGTTTGCGAACAGCGTTGACGTTGCTCCGTTGTCAGGCTGTGGCAACACACTGCAATCGACGATCAACGATGGATCAATGCTTACCTGCACTGGGTGGCTGATTACTGCCGGCGTTGGCCGCACGCCAGATTGACAACCCATCATCATCGAGAGTGCAAACAGAATTATCAGGATGCGACTGAACATATTGGACGGCCTGTTTTGTAATGGTTTGATAAACGATTTTCGTTTTCTGATGCTCTGTTGCTGCTTTCACCGCAAGCGCTTGTGCTGACGCTGCGTTGTCCTGCGTCTGCTTCACTTGGCGATTCAACTCGGCAATGTCTGCCGTCTGCTGCTTGGTCACAGCAATTGCCTGTGCTCGACCATCTGCAACACTGGCGTTGTGATGTCCGAACGTGTACGAACAGACGATCAACACAATCAGTGCCAAGACTTCGACGTAAACGAGATATGGCTTGATGCTCGCGAACATTTATGATTTCTCCGTGCACAATGAAACGCCGCCGTCTTTGGTAAAGACGTCGTATAAGGCAATCCACGAATTCACGTGCTGACCTGCTTTCGAACCTGGCAAGCTTGCCCACTGCGTAGACGCATGCATGACAGCAGCGTCAAAGTCGCCCTGAATCAGCGGCAAATACGCGCCGCATTGCTGCAGCAGCCACACACACGCACGATCCTGACTTTCGGGCGAAAAGTCAGTCAAGCCAAGCGCTTTGGCCGCGCTTTGCCATGTAGGCCAGATGAACTGATAGCGACCTGCAGCGGTGGAATCAAGCGAGTGATTGAGAATATGCGGATGTTGCGAATAATCGCTAAACAGTATGGGATGCTGCGCCGTACTGCCAACAAGAACGTTATATCCATCATCGGAATTCGCCAGCAATGCAGGACCGATTTCGCTAATCGCGGTCATGTTGAGAAACGCGCTCGACTGCGCGCCAGCTAAGCCAGCTGGAAAAGCAAACCGGGTCACGCTGGTTTGCTTGCGTCGTGAAGAGCGGCAATCTGTGCCGATAGCGTTTCGACTTGAGTCTGTAACTGCTGAATCTGCAGCTGCAGCTTGTTCATGGTCTGCATTGCAGTTTCGCGAGCTGATACGGCATCGTCTGCACGCTTGACAGCTGCATCACGCTCGGCCTGTAACGTCGCAATCATGTTGATTTGCGCGTTATCGTTGGCTCGACCTACATCGTCGCCGCTCAACACTCGGCGAAGAACGATCAATGCAGCGGCGCCGCCGCCGACAATCGTGCTCCATGAGAGCGCGCTAGTATCCGGTAAAGCCATGCCTGCAAACCCCTGCACTGTGAATGCATGGATTCTCTGCAGATCAGTTTGGCTTCGCCTCGGTGGGGATTTCCTTCAGCACATTGCGCACTTGGCGTTCGCTGATTTCGAACCACTCGGATAACTCGGGCGGCTTCATTTTCGCTTCGCGAGCAAGTCGGCAGATTGCCTGATTTCGCCATCCGCGCTGAATGTCGTCGCACATGGATAGCTCAAGAATTTCACGACGAAAGGCCTTGACCAATTTCGCCGCATCAGGCCAACCCATGACACGGACAAGCTCGTGGTCAACCGTCAATTTCTCGGGTATGTAAATGCATATCCGTTCGGGCCGCTTTGCACAGCTCGACGACATCCGCTTCCAATTGCGCACCAGGTAAAGGGCACGATCACGGCCGATGACATCAGCGACAAGCTGTGTCTGTGCTGGCAACGGCTTGTGCATGATAGTCGCGGACATGCACCGATAGTACATCAACAATCCGTGAAAACACAAGCTGCACGTAAGTCATTGATACTTCCGGGGGAAGTTGTAACTTGTTGAAATCTATAAGAATGACCAGATGACAAGCCGGCACCTGTTTTCAAACCCTCTCTATATCACTGAACAATAATGCTTCATTATGATTCATTGATATAGACCCCCTTTCTAGCTAGTGTTTTTCTAGTCATCTTGTCATGTTACTTTTCAACGACTTACGTATTTGCTACCTGAACAGATCGTGAAAATGCATAGTGCTGCGCAGATTTCTCATTATTCAGGGTGTATCATCAACGCCCGAACAACCCAGGGAATGAACCATGGATACCGAGTTGTATGCATTGGCTGAGCGTTTCGTGATCGCGGTTGAAAAGATCGCAGACCGGTTAAACGCAGAACACGCGCCGAGTGTGCGTGAACCTATGACAGAACGCACCCGCGAAACGCTACTGAAACGCTACGAAGGGACGTACATCACTGTTGACCAGGCGCGTGAAGAATTGGGGATGATTAATGCATCTTCGAAGGCCGTTGGCGCTGTATTAACCGCTGCAGGCTTTGAGCGTAAGCGCTGGTCGACCGGCATTCGCTTCGCTATCTGCGAGCCTGGCGGGACATGCGTGGGCGCTCCCGTGACGCTGCCCGACAACCTAGAAGAGTCGGTGATTGCTGCCCGCGTAGCACGCGAAAAGCACGGTAAGACGCCCACGATTCAAGGCATCATCTATGGCGCATACCTGATGCAAGGCGTCACTGCGAAGCCGACACAGGTCACGCCAGCGCACATTGAGGAAGTGAAGCGCCGCTATCCGGAATTTGCAGAATGATACCGATATAGAACCCGCCGATGATGGCGGGTTTCTTTTTGGATGCGCACACGAAAAACCCGCCGATTGGCGGGTTAGTTTTCGGTCGGTTTCAGTCCTGCAAACCTGTCCATGTCTTCAATCGAAGCGGTGTTGATGATGGTGCTATTAAGCAGTCTTTGCGCTTCAGCTACGTGACGGGCTTCAGCAGCGTCACACCATGCGTTCAGCACGGCAAGCTGCTTAGGGTCGGTGACGTAGACGGTGAAATCCAGCCTCACAGCTTCCCCTTGGATTTAAGCCGCTGTCTGGCCTCGCCCACTGCCCGCTCGATGACCATCAGCCGCGACGGCGCATACAACGCGTCCACCAGGTGTTGCATGTCATCCGCTGCTTGCGCCGACATTACCCCGCCTGGCATGCGCTTGCCGCCTGCCTCGATCTTGCGCGCTTCCGTGCCCGCTGCCCGCCTTACGGGCTTGTCAGTCTGTTTCACCATAGCGTTTCCTTCTTCAGTTCACACCCGGCCAGCACAGGCCCAGGCTTGATGCTCGCGCAAGCGAACGTGACGTGTTGCCCAACTTTGACCGGCGCGGCTGCTACAGGCACACGCGGGCCGCCTACTAACTCGACCTCACTCGCGCCGACGCCTTCGACAACGCCGACGATTTCCGGCCGCATGTCATCGCTTGCCGTGGTCGATAGGCTGGCCGATGGCGTGATGATCGAAAACGGCGGGTCAGCC